CTGTCAACCTGACCGTGGAAATCAGCGACTCCAATACGGGTGCCATTGCCGCATCCGCAGGACAGTATGCACTGCAACTTGCTAATACAGATGGAACTAATGATACATGGTCTTTGATAACATTTTCTAATGAAGCATCATCAGGAACACCGTCTGTTGCTATTGGGGCTCAGTTCACAGATACAGGAAATGATTATGGCGATATTGTGATTGGTGGACGGGGCGCGGGTGGCTGGGGAGAGTGGATGCGCATCGACTCGTCGGGCAACGTAGGTATTGGGACGGCTGTGGCAATCACCAGACTCGATGCCCGAGGGGCTCGACACGCCTTGTATGGTGTCGCTACGATACTGAGTTCCGACGCGCAAGCTGCTGGTGAGGGCGGAGAGCTAACCTTTGGTGGGAAGTACACAGACGCTGGAGGCGAGGCCATCTGGGCGAGTATAGGAGCTTACAAGGAAAACAGTACCTCTCTACAAACCGGCGCATACATGACTTTCGACACACAGCCGAATGGCGGGTCTATTACGGAGAGGATACGAATTACGAGTGGGGGCAACGTAGGTATCGGGACGGCTGCACCGGTCACGCAAAGTGGGTGGGGTGCGCCGTGGCTTACTGTCGCATCGACCGACCCTGGCTTCATTCTAATGGACTCGAACCACGCAAACAATTCCAGATACATGTCGAACGGTGGCGGAACCCTGCGCCTCGGTCACATGAACGACGATGGCACAGGCGGGGTGGCTCATGTGACTGTAGATGTTTCTGGCAACGTATGTATTATAGGGAATTTATGTGTAGGAGGGACCTTGGGCAAAGCAGCTGGTTCGTTTGTTATCAACCACCCTTGTGAAAATGAGAAGAAACCTAATAAATATAATGCAATGAACTTGATTCATGGATTCGAAGAGGGACCAAAATACGGAATATTCTATGAAGGTGAAGCTGAACTTTGTAAAGGAATAGCTACTGTTCAATTGCCTTCTTACTTCAATAAGCTTGTTAACAGAAAAGATGGTATATATATCCAGATCACAGGACTAGGTGAATGGACTCCTCTAACAGTCATGAATTCAGATTGCCCAGTATGTAGTGATAAGTTCAAAGTATGCACAATCGACGATGGCGTTAAAAACGCCAAATTCAGTTGGAGATTAAGTGCTACAAGAGGTGACAAATATGTTGTTAATGACAACACTCAAACTGATGATGAAGGTAAACTAATAGTTGAACAATGGAAGAGCCATGATCAGATTGATGGCAAAGAAGAAAAAGTACTAGTAACATTAACTGATCCAGAACTTGAAGATTGGATCAATTACTCTAGAAGAACAAAAACTAAAAATAGCAAAGAATTATTCTCTGACGATGGAGATAGAAAAGAAGTTAATCAAATCGTTGAAGCTGCAAAGAAAGAAGAGAAGAACGAAGAATAGTTTACAAAAGAAATAGTTTAGTTTATAATATAGCATATAGAATATCTTTGATACTTATATTTATTCTATATGCTATTATTATTTATAAAAGGATTAAAACATGCCAAAAAGTAAAAACATAAGTTTAGGAGACGATATATATAATGCTCTAGAAAATATGTCTAGATCTGAGTATAGAAAACAAACTGACATTATAAGAGAAGCTATAGTTATCTATCTTAGAGCGAATGGCTATTTGCCTATACCGTCAAGTAATGAGGGCTAAATGAATCAGCAAGAACAACTCCAGCTTAATGAAAATGATAAAGTGTATATGCTTTGTCTTCAAGGAGGCATGGGAGCTAGAATCATTCAGACTAGTTTCATCAGATCACTTATTCAGAAGAGAAAGTTAGATGGAAATGATAAGTCACCAATCCTAGTTGTTGACAATACACTTATTGGAATGATGGTCTCTGAAGCGTTAAAGAATCAAAACATCCACGGAATACAAGTTCAAGAATCTCCAAACTCTTGGCCACATCATCCAAACATGTGGGCACAGCCCGATGGAACTGTAGAACATCCCATATTTAACGATTCATGGCGTGACAACTTTAAGACATTTGTACAAGGTGGATCTTTGTTCAATCTTCTAAATAACAATTGGGAGAGAGCTTATTCTATTGAATATGGTTTCATGTTGACTAAATTGATCAATAGAAGCAAGCACACAAATGATAAGAAGTCTTTTATAGGCTATCAATATTCTAAAACTATGGGATTAGAATATGATGGTGGTGTCCCCATGCTTAAAAAGACACAGCATAGTAAAGAAATTGATACTCATATTAAGGGACTCAGAAAGCCATTTATTCTTCTACATCTTGGAGTTGACTTGAACAACCAAGATTTCATGTCACCAATCAATTATAGATTACATAAACCCTGGTCTCTTAAAAGGTGGGCTGAGTTAGTTCAAAGTCTCAAAGACAAGTACAACTTTGTTCAGGTCTATGCTAATGAACATAATCCTCAGATCCCTGATGTTTTTAGCCTTAGGGTTGATAACTTGAATCCAGTTTTACAGATGCTTGAAAGTCCAAAATGCAAGTTCTTTATGTCTATTGATAACTACCTTCCTCATCTAGCCTCAAGTATAAAGAAACCTGGAATTGTTTTATGGGGCTCTGTTTCTCCATATGTTTGGGGTTGGTCAAGGATGTTTCACAAGGTCCCTCATATTCATTTGTGGAACAGACATTCATGTGACAATATAGCTTGTTGGAGACCTAACATGTTTGACACAGATGGTAATGGAAGAATATGGATTTGTGATAAAGGGTATAGTTGCATGAAGAGTATATCAGTTGATCAAGTAATGAAAGCTGTTGGCAAGATAGAAAGAGATACTACAGCAGATCAACAAAGTAAGACTATGACTATATAGGAGATTAATATGCAACAGTTGCTTGAATTCGGTTGTAAACTTGTAACATCGCTTCAATTAGAGAATGATGGCGAACCAAAAATAGAGTTTTCAGAAGAAGAGATGACTATAGTAAATCCTCAACCTATTCCAAAAACATGTGAGCATTGTAAAGCAGTACATAACTTTCCTGCAGGTATGATATTTTCTAATCCAGATAACCCAGATTTTGGAAGTGAAGATGGATATAAAGATAGTCTATATTATTGCTTCAAATGTCTACTTTCGATGTTTGGCATTGTTTCCAAGATGCTAGCAGTTAAAGAAGAAAGAGATGGACAAACTTATAGAGGGCAGTTTGCATTACCGGGAACAGGAGAATAAATGTATATATTAGGACTCAATTTTGGGCATGACGGCGCTGCCTCACTTATAAAAGACGGTAAGTTAGTTTCTCATGTTGCTTCAGAGCGAATAACTAGAGTTAAGAAGCAAAGAGGTGTCAATAGAAGTGTTATCAAATATGTCTTAGATAAAGAAGGTATAAAGCTTAAAGATGTATCACTAGCAGCGATAACAAATTGGTATTGGGACAGAGATCTTGAAGGGGGAGAGCTCTTTGATAAAGAAGCAAATGGTTTCTCAATAGTGACTGAAAACGGTGTAGAATACTCACTTGAAGATTATGCACAATTCTATCAGAACACAGGACAAGTTGCTCAAGGATTCTACACACTTCATGTTGGTGATCAATCACTTCCTTGTATGCATGTAGATCATCATATGGCACACTGTGCTTATGCTTATTATATGTCGCCATTCAAAGAAGCTCTATCTATTTCAGTAGACGTCAACGATAACATGGGAAACAACCATTCAATATTCTATTTCAATGATGAAGGAAAAACATTTAAACCAATGAGAAGAGGAGGAGACTTCCCTGTAGGAGCTTTCTATTCTCAGGTTTGTGATTACTTAGGGTTCTATCCTTCATTGACTGATGCTGGTAAAGTTATGGCTTTAGCAGCATATGGTAAAATTAATCCTGAGATTGCGGAAAACGTTCCCTGGCCTCAAGTTGTTCAAATGGGAGATATATTTCACGGTGATCAGTTTATGCATTTACTAACTAGATTTGGAGTTAAAAGAATACCTGAATCTAGAAATCTATTTCCTCAGCTCAAAGGCGAAGGTGGTAAACCAGATCCGATGTGGCTAAAGAAAGAAGATTGGGAAAGCGATAATCACAAGAACATTGCTGCAAATATGCAAGCAGTATTAGAAATCTCTATTTATAACTTGATCAAAGCTCTTTGGGACAACACCGGTAAAGGAGCCTTGACTAAGAACCTATGTATATCAGGAGGGACGTTTCTAAATTGTGTTTCTAATGGAAAGCTATTAGGGTTAGAAGATTTCTTTGAAGACATATATGCCGGGCCAGCTTGTGGGGATGATGGTATCTCAATAGGTGCAGCAATGTTCTTATCAGATAGACTAAAAGTAAATAAGAAAAATGAGATCATTAAGAATACAAAACGCCCTAAAGTTTCACATACAACAAAAGAAACATTTGAAGGTGGAGTAATATACACAAAAGATGAGATAGACGATGCTATCCCTAAAGAGGAATGTGTGTATAAGCACTATCCAAAGTTTGTAGAACTATGTGATGTAGTAACTGACTATATCGACAAAGGCAAAGTGATTGGTTGGTTCCAAGATGGATCTGAAATAGGGCCAAGAGCTTTGTGTCATAGATCTATTCTTGCAGATCCTAGAAATCCTAAAATGCAAGATATCCTGAACAAGAAAGTTAAGCATAGAGAGGAGTTTAGACCATTTGCTCCAGTTGTATTGGCAGATGAAGCATTCAAATGGTTTCATATTAAACAAGATGAAGAACTACCTTATATGCTATTTTCTGTGCAATATTATGGTTCAGAATTAGAAAACACTAATGCTGACAGCATTAAATCAGCGCTTCATATAAACGGTAGTGCTAGAATTCAAACAGTTGACAAGACAAACAATTTGAAGATGTACTTACTTTTGACTGATTGGTTTGGAAAAACAAACGTTCCCATTCTTATCAATACATCGTTCAATGTTCAGGGTCAACCGATTGTTGAAACACCAGGAGAAGCTGTTGAAACATTTCAGAAGACGCAAATAGATGTATTAGTTATGGGAAACTATGTTATAACTAAGAAGGGAAAAAGAGATGCTTGATGTTCAAAAAGCAAAAATTAAAGAAGCCATTGATCAGATAATAGCACATAAAGACGTTGACCAGGTAGTTGGAATAATTCTGAAAACTCTAGATGAGTCATTAAGAAAGCAAGATCATCTTAGTTTATTAGAGGGATATGAAGCATGGCAAAGATTATTGAGTTCACCTAGATTTAATAATGAATTTGAAATAAGATTGGCATCAAAAGGATTTAGAGTTTATTCACAAAATGATCAGGATGGTATAATCAATGAGATCTTCAGAAGACTAAGTATTAAACCATCTGAATCTATTTTTGCTGAATTTGGTTGTGGCAAAGGGTTAGAGAACAACACTCATTTTCTATTAACACAGGGAGCAAAAGGGCTGTGGATGGATTGTGAGAAAACTAATATAGGATATATCAACAACCATTTCAGTAGTTATTTGAAGTCTAAAAAATTAGTTATTAAAGAGCAAAAGATATTAAGAGATAATATTGATGCACTGTTGCAAGGTTGGATAATGAGTAGTGAAATAGAACCAGAGAAAGTAGATCTACTAAGTATAGATGTTGACTGGAATGATTATTACATATGGGAAGCAATTGAGTGTATTAAACCAAAAGTGGTTTGCATAGAATACAATGCACATTTCCCTCCCCCAGTGTCAATAGTAGTACCATATTGTGAGAAAGGTGGAGAATGGAATGGAACTAATTACTTTGGTGCTAGTCTATCAGCATTAAATAGATTAGGTACAAAGAAAGGCTATGGACTAGTAGGTTGCTCTATTGCTGGAACAGATGCATTCTTTGTACGAAATGATTTATTTAGTGAAAACCTTGCAAGACTCAAACAAGGTGCAGAATATCATTATGAACCACCTAGATTTAAGCTTAACTTTAATCTTGGTCATATTCCCTGGCCAGGAGAATGGGTAACAGTTACATGAACATAATTGGACTATATGGCTGTGTAGGGTGGCAACCAGAAGATGCTTGGCTCCATAGTGCCGGCGCTTCTCTATGGATAGATGGAAAACACATTTGTTCTATATCTGAAGAACGTCTAACTAGAATCAAATACGATGGATGTTATCCAGAACAGTCGATCAAGTACGTATTGAAAGAAGGTAATATAGAATCAGATGGTGTAGATACAGTTGTATATGTTGAAAACGCTCATTCACCAATGAGACATGAACAGATTACAAAGATTCTAAAGAGAGAGTTTTCTAATGCTGAAATAGAATATGTTGATCATCATATAGCACACGCATCAGCAGCATTTTTTACATCGAAATTTAATAGGGCTTCTATTCTTACATTTGATGGAGCAGGTAATTCATTTAACTATCAATGCCCGGGAGCTGGATGTCCTGTCACAGAATATGAAACAGGGTTCTATGCAATAGGTGATAAGAAGCTAGGTCTTACAGTTCTTGATCATTTCAGAAATGGTTTAAGACCTAAGCCAAGAATGAATATGGGACAGATCTATAACAATATGTCCAGATATATCTACACACAATTGGAACCAGAAAAAGCAGAATCTATTGATAACCCATTTATATTTATGGAGTCTGCACCTGGCAAAATCATGGGATTGGCTGCTTATGGAACAGCAAAAAATGTAGATTTACCAGATCTATTTGTTATAGAAGAAGAACCATATTTCCCTACGATAGAAGATCATGATTACCCTACTGACAGGATGTTATCTAAATATGATTCTAAAGATCTAGCAGCTTGGTTGCAATTACAATTTGAAGATGCATTAATCAATTATTTCAATGCACTTAAACGTAAAAGGCTGACAGAAAAGAAACTCTGTCTAGCAGGAGGGTGTGCACTCAATGTCTTGGCTAACAGAAAACTACTTGATTCAGACATCTTTGAAGACATTTTCGTATTTCCTGCTTCGAATGATTCAGGTCTTTGTTTTGGTGGTGCTATATATATCTGTAACAGAGAGAAAGAAAAAATCGTACTACCTGAGAATGTTGCGATGCTGGGACAAGAATATAGCAATGAAGAAATCTATGAGCTTGTCAAGGAGATAAAATGAGGATACAATACGCATATAGCAAGGATGAAGATAAGCTATTAGACAGAGTAGTAGACGATCTAGTTGACAAGAAAATAGTAGGATGGTTTCAAGGTAGATCTGAATTTGGCCCTAGAGCATTAGGGAATAGAAGCATATTAGCTGATCCTCGCTTAGAAAAAGTAAAAGATTATCTTAACAAGAAAGTCAAATTCAGAGAATATTGGAGACCATATGCGCCTGTTGCTTTAGAGATATCAGGAGAGCATTTAAAGATTTCAAAGCCATCTCCATATATGTTATTCTCTGCAAATGTCGTATCAGATGAAATACCAGGTGTGACCCATAAAGACAAAACAGCTAGAGTTCAAACAGTTACAAAAGACTTGAATTGTAGATTATTTAAGCTACTACATAAATTTATGACAAAAACAGGTGTGCCAGTCTTACTAAATACTTCATTTAATATAGCTGGAGAACCAATAGTAGAAACACCACAAGATGCAATAAAGACATTTCAACAAACAGATATCGACATACTAGTAATGGAAGATATATATGTCAAAAAAGTAAAGGAGTGACAATATGGAAGAGGTGACTGAAGACAAGCTTGAAAGTATGGCTAAAGAATTAAATAATGTATGTGTTAGTCTTGAGCTCCAATACAGACGTGCAAAGGAGCAGGCCGAGCAACTACAAAGACAGTTGGATCAGAACACTGGTGCTTTAGCAGCCATTAATCAATTGATGGGTAAAAATGAAGATGTAGAAGAAACCGAAAAAGCTATTGAAGAATTAGCTGATGAAGAAGAATTAGAAGAGAGCGAAGTCGAAGAAGTAGAGGAAGAAAAACCAGAGCCAAAGAAGCCTAAGAAAGTAAAGAAAACTGTTAAGAAACCAAAGACTGAAGAGACTACAACAGAAGAAATAGAACTTTAACAAGAAGTAAATTGATGATCTCCTAAAGAGCACTTAAAGTGCTCTTTTTTGCTTTGCTATGTACTACAGCTTCTGAAAGTATATTTATAGAGAAGGATAGTTCTATTTCTACGAACGTATAAATTCCTTAAAAATGTAAAGCATATAAACGTATTAGGAGATTATTGATGGCAAAAGTATTTGTATCACCAGGTGTTTATACTCAAGAAATTGATGAGACATTTATACCTGCAAGTGTAGGGGGAGTAGGGGCTGCAGTAGTAGGTCTTACTAAACAAGGTCCTGCATTCCTACCAACGCCGGTTGGTTCTTTTGGTGAGTTTAGAGAGATATTCGGAGGTCTGGACCCTGACTTGCACGCAACCTACGCTGCCAGGTCGTATTTGAAAAATGCAAACACTCTTAACGTAGTTAGAGTTTTAGGAAGAAGCACAGCAGAAGTTGGATATTCTTGCTTACTTGCTTTCCCACATGCAACAACTGGTGTTTCAGCTGATGCAGCAGTACTATCAGCAGGAAATACAGTTCTCGGTGTGTTAAGATTTAGAGGAGACGTTGAAGAGGTATACCTAAGTGGTGGACCTACAAACTTCGCTATTTCGATTCCAGGAAAGGGAGTAACAGGATCACAGCTTTCATTAGATCAGTCTTCTGCTTCTTACATTAAGAAAGTATTGGGAACTGACCCTGAAAATGTAAGATCTGGAGATGCTCTTACAGCCGTATACGTTGATGCTGTATTCAACTATTCTTATGGTGGATCTGTTACTGGAACAGTAAGTGGTGCTTCTCAAAATGACATGTTTGCTTCATGCACAGCTGGATCATACCAAGTTACTGGAGGGTTTGCACCTTCTGAAACTCCGATGATTGTGTCTCAGAACTTTGGCGGACAGGTATATGACTTATTTAGAGTATTTACTAGATCTGATGGTAGTGACACTACCGATGATGTCAAGATTTCTATAACTCAAGTGGACAGTTCATTGACAAGCAATCCTACATTTAGTATGATCGTAAGGTTGGCTAGTGATACTGATTCTAGTCCTGAAATACTAGAAACATTTAGCAACTTGACACTTAATCCATCAGACAAAAACTATATTGCAAGAGTCATTGGTGACAGACGCCCGGTTTACGATCTTACACAAAATCCTCCTGAAATACTATATGACGGTGATTATGACAATAAATCAAAATATATTAGAGTAAGAGTTGAAAGTGGCTATCCAACACAAGCAAGACCTTCAGGCTTTAAGGGTATTGGTAAAATCGCACCAGCCCCTTATATACCTGAGGTGCCTATGATAACTACTCATTTGAATGCTAGAAGCGAAATTGATAACAATATATTCTTAGGTCTCAATGCAGGTGCTGGCTCAGGTGGAGTATTCGACAGGACAAAGACTACTATAACAACAGCTTCAGGTAGTACAAGTGCTGATACTGGCCAACTCTATATGTCTGCATCAGCTGATCTATCTGGATCAGGCTTGCTAAGTGGATATACAATCGTTGATATGTGTGCCTCAACAAGTGCTTCGAACTTCTCAGGAGTTAACAGACTTAGATTTACAGTTCCAATCCAAAAGGGTTGGGATGGGTTAGATCCTAGGGCTAACAAGTACACCAGTGTTAATAATGGAACACTATCTGCTGATTACAGTAAAGCTATTAAGATTCTAGAGAATGATGATGAATTTGATGTTAATCTAATCGTTGCTCCAGGAGCACATAGCTCATCAGTAGGTGGCATTGCTAACATGTTGATTGATGCATGTAAAAATAGAGGTGATAGTTTTACAATAATTGACTTATCAAATGGCACAACAACTGCTTCCGGATTGAACTTGAGTGTTGCAAATGCTCAAAGTGAAGCTAGCAAGTTTGATTCAAATTATGCCGCAGCTTACTTCCCTTGGATACAAATTAACGATATTGATAATGATAAGTTAGTTTGGGTACCACCATCTGTTGAAGTCTTCGGTGCATATGCATTCAATGATAGAGTTGCTCAACCTTGGTATGCTCCTGCAGGATTTACAAGAGGTGGTCTAGAGAGTGCTAGAGCTGCTCGTAGAAGACTAACACAAGGACAGAGAGATGATCTCCAAGAAAGAAACATTAATCCAATTGCTACATTCCCTGGTGCAGGTCTAGTTATCTGGGGTCAGCAAACACTACAGAAGAAGTCTTCTGTACTAGAAAGTGTTAATGTAAGAAGGATGCTTCTAGAGGTTAGGAAAGTTATTGCAAGTCTTTCGAAACTATTTGTATTCGAACCTAATACTTTGGGCATGAGATCAACGCTATTGTCAAGAGCTAACAACTATCTACAATCAGTTCAGGCAGCTAATGGTCTTCAAGAGTTTAGAGCTGTACTTGATGACACAACAACTACACCTGACATGATCGATAGAAACATTGTTAAGGGTAAGATCTACTTGAAACCTACACATGCTACTGAGGTTATACTACTTGACTTCAGTGTAACTAAGACAGGTGCTATCTTTGATGATGGTTGATACAAACAATATGTTGTAAAACCTTAGTATTCTCCTGGCTTATATTTCTTGTAAATATAAGCTAGGAGATTTTTTTGTTATGATTATATTTATTATGAAAGAACATTAAAAAACATACTGGAGAATTATAATGGCTGACCTACACGGACCACATGACGAACTATATCCGTTGACAGTGCCTGGTAATATATTTGAACCAAAGAGACAAAATCGTTTCTTCCTTAGGGATAATTCAAATAATATACCTGCTTGGATTGTAAGAACAGCTTCAAGACCGTCAACTACAACAGATTCAATTGAAATAGACTATCTTAACACAAAAAGATATCTAGCTGGAAAGACTATCTGGAATACAATTTCTCTTGGTCTTTATGACCCTATTACACCCTCAGCAGCTCAAGCAATCATGAACTGGATAAGGTTGCAATATGAGACATTGACAGGTAGAGCTGGATATCCTGATTTCTACAAGAAAGATCTCAATCTTGAATTGATCGACCCTGTAGGGGCATCAAAAGAAAACTGGCAGATTAAGGGTGCTTTCATCACTGAAGCTACATTTGGTGATTTAGATTACGCATCAGCTGATCCTGTTACTGTCGATATCACAATTCAACCAGATAGTTGCATTCTTGAATATTAAAAACAAAAAGTAGAACTAATTCTAATAGGAGGTAGTATGGCTGAAGGAGAAAGAAAAGTTACATTCGATGATGCTGAAGAGGAGAAAGTAGTAGAACCAACAAATGCTAAGTCTGCTGTTGAAGCTGCTATACAAAGATCGAATGAGGCAAAAGAAGTGGCTAGAGAAGAAGTTTCTCCATTTGTTGTCTCAACAAGTTTTGTAGGTCTACCTTCAAAGGGCAAACTTTATTCATCTGATTCACCACTCTTTGAAAAAGAAGAAATTGAAATAAGGCAGATGACAGCACTTGAAGAAGATATTTTAACAAGTAGAAATTTGATAAGAGGCGGTAAGGCAATCGATATGGTTATAAAGAACTGCCTTATCGATAAAAGCATTGACGTTGATCAGTTAGTTGCAGGTGACAAAAATGCTATAATGATTGCTTTGAGAATAACAGGTTATGGTAAAGACTATGATGTAACTGTGACATGTCCAACATGTCAAGAAGATTCAGCTTTTCCATTCGATCTATCTTTGCTTAAAGCCAATGATCTGAATTTGAAGACTGCTACTGAGGGTAATAACAACTTCAATTATAAAACACCTTCAGGTAATAAGTTAGTTTTCAAGTTCCTCACTTCGGGTGAGCAAAAGGATATGGTTGAAACACAAGCAAATCTTAAAAAAGCAACAGGAAGTGTTGTTGACCACTCAGTAACTGATTCAATGAAAAGGATGATATTGTCAGTTGATGGTGAAGAAAAACGTTCTGTAGTTGACCAATTTGTTAATACAATGCCAGCTAGGGATTCTAGAGCATTCAGAAAATTCACTGATGACAATGAACCTGACGTAATCATGAAACAGATGTTTGAATGTAAAGCATGTGGTGAGAGAAATGAGGTGACTGTTCCCATAACAGTCGAATTCTTTTGGCCTGACTGAGAAAAATAGAACTTATATTTTTGAAGAAGTTTTCTTGATCACATTCCACTGTAAACTATCGTTTGCTGAAGCATGGAACATGCCAATTTGGTTGAGAAAGTGGTGGATTGAAAGAACAAATCTAGAAAATAAAGAGAATAACAGAAAACAAAAATAATGCTCCCATATTACATTTTCAATAGGGAGCATTTTTAAAATAAGAGAAATGATATGAAATTGAAAGATGCAGCTGATAGTAGACTGATAGAAGAAGGGTTGCTAACTTTACTTAAAGCTTTCTTTAAAGATACAGCTGAAGATGTTAGCACCTATAAAGATCTAGAGAGACTTATGAAGGAACCTATGCCAGGAGACGAAGAAAGAACTAAAGGTGACCACTTCAATGACATGATGAAGAAAAAAGGCTATAAATTTTAGAGATAATTAATGCCAAGTATTGCTGAACAATTGCAAAGTGCTGTACAAGATTTTGCCGACTTCAATAAGAAGATGATCGGCCCAGAAGCAATGGGTGGTGCCATGCGCCAGTTTGAGCTTATGCTCAAAAAGAATGCTGATATGCTAGAAGGTTTGAATAAGTCTGGTGAGCTTACTGAAGATGCTTTCAAAGCTTTAGATAAACAAATTGAAAAGACTCGTGTTAAAGGTTTCGGGGCACTAGAAAAAGATACTTTCAGAAAGCATTTCAAAGTTATGGAAGAAGCCAGTAAAGCAATGTCAAGTTTTACTGGTGGGCTAAAAGATTCAATCAGAAGTATTACAAGATTTATACCTCTAGTTGGAGAGAAGATCGCTAAATCATTTGATAAGATGATTGATGATAAGTTAGCACCTATGTTAAATAAAGCTTTCATGAACATGTTTGGTAAAAAAGGTGAGGATGGAATGGCAGGTGGGTTGTCAATGGGCAAAATGGCTATAGGTGCTGCAATCGCAGCTGCAGTTATTGGCATTGGAAAATTGCTTGTAATGCTCGATAGAAACGCTAGAGCTCTAGTAAAACATACTGGTTTGCTTAAGAGAGATCTAACTGGTATAATAAGTTCTGCAGTTAAAACCTATTATAATGTTTCTAAATTTGGCATCTCATTAAGTGAAATTAAAGAGATGTCTCATGATTTAGTATCTCAATTTGGCACAATAGAATCTATTAATGAAGAAATGTTAACAAATGCTGTAAAATGGTCAAAAGCATATGGTATCTCTTCATCAGAAATGGCTGCAACTGTTGATGTTTTACATAGAGCTTTAGGCATGACTAACGTACAAATGAAGTCGTTTGTACACACTTTAGATACAAAAGCAAGGTCAGCTGGTTTGGCTGTTAGTGTGATTATGCGTGACATATCAAAAGATGCCAACTTAGTTGCATTATACACTAAGGGGACAGGTGAAAACTTAATGAATGCAGCAATAGCTGCTAAGAGAATAGGCATTGATTTAAGTGATATGACTACAATAGCTGATCAGTTTTTAAGTTTTGATTCAGCCATAGAAAACACAAGGAAACTGAATACACTATTTGATGCAAAATTGAATCCTAATATGTTACATATGCTAGCTGTAAATAAAGAATTGTTGAAATTGCATAATACAATATTTGATGCTGTTGCTAGAAAGCACAAGTGGGATGATTTAGACTTACTAAAACAACGAGAATTAATGGCAATAACTGGTCTGAGTGCAGAAGCAACAGCTAAGTCTCTTGATGCTAGGCACAAATGGATAAGAATGGGTCCGGAAGAACGTAGACAATACAAAGCTAAACTTAAAGCAGAAGAACGAATTAACGAGCTATTAATGCAACAATCTGTTATATGGGAGAGAGTTTGGAATAAATTCGTGTTTGTTACACTTTCTGCAATAACCTTCATTGTTCAAGAACTTGAGCCAGTTGCAAAGTTCTTAGATCATCTTTTATGGGCAGCAGAAAAAATACTTCTAGCAATAGGAAAATCTCAAGCTGCTGGTAGAGGTTACGAAGAAGCTGTCGAGAAACATGGGTGGCGATCTAAAGAA